ACGACGTGCCGAGGTTGACCACGCGGAACATGAAGGACGTGCCGACCTTTTCCGAGTTGGACAGAACAGCTTCCAGCGCCGCCACAGTCGGCAGCGTGTAGGTCTGCGTAGCGGTGACGCCGCTGTTAGCCAAAATCACGCCGTTCAGCACCTGAGCCGGGGTGAGCGTGGCAGCCGCCGTGATGGAGATCGGAAGCGGGATCGCGTCGATGAGCGGTTCGTTCAGGTTGCCATCGCCGACCTGATATCCGCCGCCGCCATTGGGGAGAGACATTGTATAATCCTTTCAAAGAAGTTGGCCCCCGGCGAACCGGGGGCCGGTTTCAGGTTAGCCCCAGACGCGGCAAGCCATCTGCGGACGGATCGTGCTAAAGCCGTACAGAACGTCAATACGGCAGGGCATACGGTCGTTGTTGATGTCGTACTGACGAACGATACGCAGGCTGATGCCGTTATGCACCTGACGCGACGCCATATCGACACCCTGCGGCAGCAGAAGGTCGGCGGTGGCGAAGGTGATGGCGTCCTTGTGGTACACCAGGTTCTGTGCGTACTGGGTGCCAGCAGCGCCAACGAACACGACAGCCTGCGAAGTGGCCGGCAGCGAGTTCACAGTGGCCAGCGCGTTGGTAGCCGAGTAGATCGGCGCAACGGTGATGTTGCCTTCGCCCGAGCTACCCAACGTGACGTTGGCCAGCGCGACGAACTGGAACAGCGAACCAGTGCTTTCACGGGTCTGCGGGTTCACAGCAAAGCAGCCGTTCACGGTGAACACGTCACCGGCGCGAACGGTGTTTGCGTTGCCAGCGCCGGTGATGGCGATGGTGGTGGCGCCTTCAGCCGTAACAGCCGCCGAAGTCGTGCCGCCGGTGGCGGTACGGGTGCCGGTGGTGAACTGCTTGATGGACTGCGACATGTTGATTTCTTCAAAACCAAGCACGCCGGTACCCATCATGCCGTTCTTGAACTGCTTGCTGATGGTGTCGGTCGGGTTGAACAGGCCCTTCATGCCTTCAACCAGGCCAGCGTTGGCAGCCGGGTTGACCGTCGCGTAGCGCGGCGACATCACGGCAGCGTTCTCGTTCAGCTTCTGCTGGGCCTGAAGCAGAACCAGCGAAGTGGACGGGGTGGTGCCGGGGGTGCCGACCGTGTTGCCGATGGTGGCGTAGGCGTTGGCCACGTCAGCGTCGATGCTGGAAGCAAGCTGCGAGATACGCGGCTTCAGCACGCGCTCTGCGAAGTCGTCCAACTGCATGGTCAGTTCGGCGGTCGTGAAGTTGACGCCGATGTGCTTCTGGTTAGCAACGGTCAGCGTGGTGAACTGCTCGTTGTCATCCTGCACCTGAAGGGCAGCGCCGTCCGTGACCAGCGCGCGGTCGGGCAGACGGATACGCAGGGTCGAACCGATCTTGGCGCCTTCAACAGCGAAGCTGTCGTCGTACTGACGGTTGACGTTGCGGGTGAGCACGAGGTTGTTCTCAAGGATTTCGAGAGCCTTCCGCGTGATCATGTCGATAGTAAGAATCGAGTTAGCCATGGTGGTAGTCCCAAATTAACGGTTGCGTTGTGCCTCGTACTTCTTGATCTGCCGCATCCGTTCCGCTTCGATCCATTCCGACGTACTCATCGACTTTGTCGAACGAGGGTCGGTCGTATCATACGCGGGCGCGCTGGAAGCGCGGGCTGTGACAGGTGCAATCGGTGCCGGGGCGGTTGAAGTCTTTCTAACCGGCGGGCTTGAGGCCATGCCGGCTTCAAGTTTTCCGATCTCTTTTGCCTGCAAGATGGGCGGCAGCCGGGCAATGCGATCCGCTTCCTTCGGGTTGGAACCGAGCCAATACAGGACATCGGGGCCAATGTCGGAAGCCTGGATGCTTTGCGCCATCGTTTCCGTGACGGACAGGTTGGGGTTGTAGGCGACTTGTTCAAAGTCGTCGTACCGATCCCTCGCCGTTTCTTCACGGTTGTGGTAGTTTTCAAGCAATGCCTGCTGCTGCTTGGCGGTTTCCCGCCTTGCCAACAACTCCTCCGCCTTACGTTCGGCCAAAGCCTCTGCGTAATCTTCGTAGGTGTTAAACTGGTCGGCGGTCAGATCAGAAGGCGATGCTGCTGCTTTCTGCGCTTGGGCCATTTCCAGTCTTTGGGCTTGCTCACGCTCCCACTTACGCTGTTCCCTTGCAAGCCGCTTGCCGACGATTGCGTCCAGTTCCTCCTGGGAGAAGGTCTTGGATGCTTCCTGTTCGACAGGCGTTTCCGGCGTCGTGTTTTCTGCGGGCTGGATTGCTGCCGTGGCTTCCAGTTCCGGCGCGGAGGCACCCGCTTCAGTTGGGACATTCTCGTCCATGTATAACCCCTATGGAGTTCCCGGTGAACCTCACCGGTACGGTTACTGTGTAACTTACACTATACAGTATCTGTGTGCAACGTCATGCCCAGACGCGGTGCGGGGCTGTTGGTTGAACGATGATCGGCGCCAACGCAGCAAGCTGCGCGTCGGTGAAGTCGCCGCGGAGGTTGGTGTGCCAGCCTGGGTAGTCCACGACGATAGGCTCTTTGGCCTTATCGTAGCCCGTCACGCGGCTGAATGACCCGATGTGGTCGAGCGAGACGCCCGCGACCGGGAAGCCTTCTTCGTCGGTAACACCCGCAGCAATCAGCGCAACAAGCATTTCTGCGTCGGTGTCGGTCATGAGATAGAGGTCAATCATACGGTAAGCGCCTGTAGCTGTGCGTCGGTGAGACGCGTCGGATAGTAGGTGATGTTGCGAAGGCGGCCATTGAGATATGTCAGACCTTGCCCAAAACCAATTTCGGCTTGCGTAGGTGTCGGAAGTGTTCCGCTAGTGTCAGCGGTTCCAAGAGTCCCATTGTTTGCGCCAATAAAATCGTTCGTTCTATATGCAAGTGCGCTTATGTTTACACCGGAAGACGCCGCGACGGAGGTATTATATTGTGAAACTCCGCCATCAACCACAATAAAGCCTGCTTCATTTACGGAGGGTAGGCGGCGAATTTGAATACGTTCCGATGTTGTTCCGTCCGATACGCCAAATACGCCGAGATTGGATGGAACTACAACGCTAGTTGTTGACCAACTTGCGATAATCGTCCCCTCGTTCTGGTTGTACCACGGCGAAAATTGTGTCCCCGTCATTACCGCCACGTCAGCCGCGCGTGTGACCGTGGAGGCCACGGTGGGGATGTAGCTGGTGGGAAACGCGCCGGCTTCAAGTTGCGCGCCCCAGACGAAGACACCAGAGGTGCCGTCGCCCGTGTAGCTGCCGGTATTTGACGGTGTTTCACACATCAAAAGCAGAATGGTTTGATTAATGGAGGCAGTAGCCGCTGTTGATGCTGTAATCCGATACCAACCATTTCCGGCGTCTTGCGAAGTAAGAGTAAGAGCGGGGCTAGGTGTTGGTGAGACAGTTCGCCACGCGCCCGTTGCAATATCAAAGTTGGCTGTCAAGTTTGACGTAAACGCAGCAGCAGGAAATAAAACACGCACCACGGAACGCTCTGCCGCTTTGACAAAACAGCTCCATGTGTATGTTGTTCCTGAAACAAAGGCTGTTTGTTGGGTGATTTGGTGCGTTGAAGTCGCCGTGTTTTCGACCAGCTTGTCGGCGTTTGCCGTTCCGTCAGGCGACGTAGTGGCGTTAGCCGTAACCGTAGAGTTGCCCTTGACCCACGCCGCGTTGTCAAACTCCGCCGAGTACAAAAACAGGTTGACCCGCTGCTCCTCAATCAGAAAGCCCAACGGGGCCAGTGTGACGGGGCTAAAGTCGAAACGCGGGGCGTTGATAGCCGCTGACTGGATCAGCCCGTTGCTGCCCACAAACGTAGCTGTGGTGGAACGGGTAAACGTGATGCGGGGATCAAGGGTGTCGCCGGCCAAAAAGTTTAGCGACAATCTTGGCACAAGCCGTCCGCTCGACGACAGAAACGTCGAAGCCAAAAGCCCTATAGAAAGGCCGTTACGGACGGGGATGCCGAAGCTCATCGAATGTTGATCGGCTTTGCGTACATCGTGCCGCCGGCGCTGATTTGGATCGCGCTGACGCGCCACACACCGCCAGTTCCCTGCGGAACGGTGATCGGCACGGGCGTGTACGCAGGCAGCGGCGTGGCTGCGGACGTGGCCGTTACGTCTTCACCAACCAGAACGTAGGCGTCAGTTGTACACCACACCAGCACGCCCTGCGGGCCGGCGTTCCAGCCGGTCACAGACCCGGCGGTGCCGGTGTAAGCCGCGCTTTGCGTTGCAAACCCAGCGTCATTCAATGGGCGAAGCAGTTCCATAGTCGTTCCTTACGCCAGAAATTTGAGCTTATACAGCGAAGTGTAATACAGCCCGAAAATTTCGTCGATAATGTTCTGAAGCGGGGTACACTCCTTATCGACGACCTTATAGCGCATTTGCTCAAGGTCTTCTAGCTGGCCTTCGAGGAACTCGACCACGTTGTTGGTCTTTTTGGCCGACATCAGCGAGATCGGCCCGATCAGGCCGTACTTGCCTTGGTAGGCTTCGGCAAACTTGTCTGCCAGGTCGATGATGCCGTCGTAGAACTCGTTCAGCGCGATGTGCTTGGCATAGCTGCGCGTGTTCAGGTGGGCAGAATGGGTAACATCCCGCGCCAGAAACAACATCCCTACAAAGTCCGCGCACTTCATTCCATCATTCCTTCAGGCGGCATTTCGGGCTGCATCTCGGGCATTTCCGGCTGCATCTCGGGCATTTCCGGCTGCATCTCTGGCTGCTCCATGTCGGGCATCTCGCGCATCTGCGGCGCCCCGCCAATCAGGTCACCGGTGTCCAGCGCCGCGGCGATTGTACCCATTACGATGTCCTGAATCTGCTCTGGCGTCATGCTCTGCTGCACGGCGCTGATCCGCTTCGTCTCGGCGTCGTAAGCGTCCACTTGGGCCTTGTATTCCTTGATGTCCACCTCGCGCTGGGCAACGCTGTCCTGCACGTTGGCGATGATATCCGTCATGCGGTTCAGTTCCTGCGTCATGGCCTCCATCTGTTGCTGGGCTGCCATCATCTCAGGCGACTGATCGCCTTCCGCCAGAACCTTCGGATCAAGAATCTTCTTGAACCGCGCTGCCATCTCCTGCGCGCCGGGCCAATCCATGTTCTTGATGAACAAATCGCCGGCCACAGTCCAAAGCTGCGGGTTGGATTGCAGGATCATCGACATGGCGTCCAAGGCTTCCTGACGCTTGGTCATGTAGCCTGGGCCGGTCGTGACCATCACGTCGTAGGTGCCGACGCTGGGGTTGTAGACCTTCTCGATCAGCGCACCCATCTGGTCGCGAATTTCCTTGACCGGTTCCGGCTGCGACGGGTTGAACTTGACCATGCTGACTTCGCCGTCAACGCCGATGATGCGGGCGATGCGCTGCGTGTCGTAAATCTTCGGGATCATGTCCACAATCTGCCGGGTGATGTGGCGGATCGCGCGGGCCAAGTTGTCCACGTAGTGGTACGTGCCAACGTCGCCCTGCTTCTCGCGGGCGAGGATGGCCTTACCGGAGCGTTCGTTGCCCTGCATCCCAAGGCTGGCGTCGTACTGGCCGGTGGTTCCCTTGATGTCGTCAGCAGCCCCCATCTTGGCCTGGATCAAGCCGGTCTGGGGCAACGGAGGCGGCGCGCGCTGGGGCAGGGGGAGGACAGCCCCGGCACCGTCCGTCACGTCGGGATTGACCTCCAGATACGGCCAATTGGTCGTATTGGCAGTCTTCCACTGCGTCTCGTAGCCTTCAAACTGGCCGCCGTAGCCAATGAAGGGTGCCTTGGGCGCCAGCGCCAGCATCTCGGCTTCTTGGCTTGTCCAGTAGTTGTACATCCGCTGGGCGTCCTTGGCGTTCCGCACAAGGCCGCTAATGTACATCTGGCCGTCAACTTCCCACTCGTTGCCGATGACGCGCACGACCGGAATCCACTTGCCGGCCCACTCGCGCTCTTGCAACACGTCGTAGCCGTTGGTCTTCATCCACATGACCTTCTTGCGGTCAACTTCGCGGCTGCGGATCGGCTTGCCAAACATGGCCATAAGCTGCTTGTCCTGCGGCGTGCCGCGGTAGGCAGTCTGGTTG